CATGCCATAATAGCTAAGCCAGAACTTATAGAAGCATCATGCTTCGTTCTGTTATTAATATTAAATTTAGCCCAATCTTCTAATGTTCTTTGAAAATAAGTGTCACCATATCCTTCTGTAAGTAAACCAACGTGGTTTTCTATATAATCCTCAATAGCTGCTGCGTGAGCTTGTTTTATATCTTCACTTGAATTAGGTATACCTCCTATTTCTTTTTCTGTTACTGATAATTTATGCATTACTTTGTCTGGTCTATTCATTGAATAGCCTCTGTAACCTCTTCTTTTTAAATAATATAAAAGTCTAGGTTTATTGTTTTCAGCTAGTATAGGCATTCCATAAAAAACTAAAGCCATTAAAACATCTTCAAAAAATATATCAGCTGTTTGTGGTCTTGATATATACTCTAAAAAGAATAAGTTAGGTGGCACATCTTCCATTGAAAATTTTGTTAATCCGTGTAAAGCGCCCTTAGATCCTTTGCCGTCAACTGTACCAGATATATCATAACTATCACATCCAAAAGCCCCACAGTGTTCATTACCAGGATATTTTGTATTGTTTTTTATATTATATCTATTTTGTAAAGTAATTGGCGGCACCCAGCTAACTAAAAATCTTCCGTTTTTATTAGGAACAAATAATACTCTTGTATCTTTTATTCCATTTTCCCATTGAAAACTACCCTGTGTAACTACATTAGTATTACGCAAGTCTTCATTATAATCAATTTGCTCGTATATTTTAGTTAAATTAAACAAAGACTCTTTAGCTTCGTCGCGAAACGCATGCTTTTCGGTTCTTGGAAATTGTCTATAATATTCATTTAAACCGTCTTGATCATCTTTTAATCCTTCAACTTCATTTTCCCAATGCGATATAACACCTATATCAATTTCGTCACCATCAATTCCTTTGATCGGTTTTTTTGGAGTGTCAAATACAGGTAATCCATAAGAATCAATGTATCCTTCGTAGTTCCATTCCATAGGAACGAACAAACTATATAGTCCTGAGCTAGTCTGACCATTGCGGTTTCTTTTGTTGACGTCCGAAGCTTCGTATAATTTTTTAAAGTTTTCTCCACCTTTGTCTAATGCATTTGAAGTAGAACCCATCATGCATTTGCCGACGATCCTTCTACCTAATCTTAACGTTGTCTTCGTGACCCTCCAGTTGTTGAGGATGTTGTCCGGTCTCTCCCATTTACCCGATTCATCGTGGACGAGGAATTTGAGTTTCTCTCCGTCGTACGAGTTGTCTCCGGTATTCTTCCAGTCAATGGTCGTATCCAATCCCTCTTGTATATCTTGGTCTGTCTCTTTGATCGAGTTGCGCGTGAGACGTTTAGATGGGACTTTATACGATAATTCTGTTTTGGGACGTTCCATCCCGTCTTGTATCGGTTTAAAAAAGAATGGGTAGTTAATTGATATGGGTACAACCTTATCCGTGAACATCTTCTTAGCGTCAGCTCCCGACTTAGAGAGTATTCCAAACCTAGAATCTCTCGATATTGTTGCCTGGTTAACTGTGTCGGACGAAGCCATGAAACTAAACCCGGACCGTCTGTTCTTAAGATAACACATTCCGTAGGATCTACTATCAGATTTGCATGCTTCCCAAAATATGTAGAATAATCTATTTGATTCCCGAAAGTCTGCGTGCCCAACATCAATTTTGGTCCACTGCAAGTACATGTAATGAGAACCAGTAATGTAAGTAGGAATGCCTTTATTGTAATACCAAAAGCCTTCTTCACGTCTAACAAATTCTTTATTAATGTAATCATAATATTTTTCTTTAAACGATAAAGGCTTTTCATTCCACTCATAAACATTCTTTACTTTGTTTAATTCTTTAGGATAATCTAAAACATTCCATCGCTGCTCTTCTTTTTTATCAGAACATTTATAAACATCTTCCGCTAAAGGCAAGGCTACTAATAGGTTCTGTATATTATATATTTCACCTATTTTTCCAGTTTTACTAATAATTACAATATCATGCTCTTTATTGTAACCGTATTCCCATTTATTAAGCCTATTTAATCTTTTTATTACTTTAGGCTTTATATGGTCTTCTACTATACTATATAAACTTTGCTCGTACATTATCTAGATCTTCCTTCAGCAAAACCTTTAAAAGTATTTGCTTTTTTATCTACAGGCTTATCATCTAATAAATCCTGTTCCTCTTTTATTCTAGCTAGTATTTCAAAAGCATCAAATATTGCTAATTTTTTAGTAGCGGCAGCATTCTTAAGTCTGTCAGCTGAGATGTCATCTTCTGAGTCTACGATCTTTTCTTTAGCTACCTTTATTAATTCTTCAACTGCTTTTTGCCCAGCTTGGATTATATTCAGTTTCGTTTCCTTTATTTTCATATTTAATTAAAATATCATTTGATTGCATACAATAAAGAAGTTCATTATCTACTACAAATTCAAACTCCCGATTACTTTTAAACACCACGGTGTCTCCTGTGCTTATTTTAAGCGCATTTAAGGAGCTATTGTCGTATTTTATTATACCAATATTATTTTTTAATTTAGACAGCTTAGATTCGTCTTTATTAATAACTGGTTTTATAAAGCAATAGTCTAATACAGTATTCCATTTATCATTTCTTTTAAACATATATATTTGATCTACTGATGCAAAATACATGTCGTCTTTAAAATACTTTGAACTGTTTACAGATTTGCCTTTTAAGTTATAGTATCTTCTAAACAAGTTATGGTGTACTAATACTGTATCTCCTACTTTTATATTTGTTCTTAAAGCTAAAGGCACTGAAACAACCACGGCTTCTCTGTTGACAAACTTATGATTTGATATACTAGAATTAACAATAAGCTTTTTATTACCTATTGCTAATTCATTATTATATCTTTGCCCAATTGGCTTTATTATAAATTGCTGAATGCTTTTCATTAATATTCTAAATCATACTCTACAGAAATAGCCATATTTTTATTAAACTTTTTCCAAGGTAAAATTTCATTTTGCTTTTTAATATGTATATTATAAGAATCGTCTTCATCTTCAAATAATATAGCAGATATTGTGTGACCTCCATAAACTTGTTGGCCTATAGCATAATGCATTGCTTCATTTTTATAATCAGAGCCTATACTTATTTTTCTTATAATATGGTCCACTTTTATTCTTTTTCAATATCAGTGTAAGTACCGTCTTCAATATTTATATTAATAGCGCCATAAATATCTTCAAGTTCTTTTTTATACTTTTCAATATCTTCTACTAATCCAGCATACTCATGAAGCAAACTGTGCTTTTGAGTTTCTAAAAATCCAAGATTTGTTAAAGATTTATTTAAATCTTTTTGGTGATCTTTAATTGTTTCTAACTGTTCGTTGGTAATCTTTTTTGTTTCTTTTACTTTTTTCATTTGATTTAATTCAATTATTTTACTTTATCTTTTATTTTCTCGTATGTTCTTAGTCCGCCAAGCCCGAGCATTCCCAGCAGTACTGTCATTAAGTGTTCCATTTGTAATGGGGGTGGAGCATCTGTTGTTTTTGTTATCCAAATAAATAAATCACGTATAACAAAATTATAAGCTAACGCAACTCCACATATCCATCCTATAAAAGGTCTCCAACCAGCAACGAACAAAGTTCTATGCGAAGCTTCAACCATATTTATTTTAGTTTGTAGTTCTATTAATTTTTCGGGATCAAGCTCTTTACCTTTAATAGCTTCTCTTATTTCCCAGGCTAAATTACCCGCTACAGATTTTCTACCGCCACCGCCTTTTAATAGCCCTAATAAAACTTTCCACATTTACTTGCCGTATTTACCTATATCTTTTAAAGTCTTAACCTTAGCATATAGCTTTCTAACTACAGGATCATTACTTTCACGTAATCTTTTTCTTTCTGCAGCTATTTTAGCATTCTTAATTTTAATTTTTGACTGTTCTTTTTTGCTTATATCTGTTCTTGGTTTGTTTGGATCTGATCTATTAGTAAAAGCTTTAGAATCTAATTGGTCTCCAATAGTTGATTTCTTTTTGCCATTTAATAATGCACTGCCTATGTCATCTACAGGCCTAGTGGTTAATAAGTTTTTAGCGTGTTTTTTCATCCATGATTCACTCATAATATAATTTTTTAGTTATGCGTTTTTATATGCTTCTGCTTCCCAAGGAAGGTTTTTAGCGCCTTCTTTCATTTGTGCTCTTGAGTATTTTTTTCCTTTCCAATAAACGTACTTATCATCATAATTAAGGTCACCTCTTTTCATTTGATTTATATGAACCATTTCGTGATTTACAACGCTATCTATTTGTTTAGGGTCTTTAATATCTTTATTAATGATTATAGTGCCATTGTTATTAGCTTTACCTAATACACCGTCTTCCATATCTACATGGTATATGGGAGTATTGTTATTCACATAAGGCGCACCATTCATTTTAAAAGCCATACTTATTTTTTATAAGGAATCATTTTATTTAAAGCATCACGTCTTTGCTCACAGCCGCAAGGTATATTTAAACCTTGAGATACATTATCTACAATAGTTTTTATACCTGTTGCTTTGGTGAATTTTTCAACGCTATCTCCAAATCCTTTTGATTTCATTATTTTTTTGCTTTTCTTTTAGCTATTCTTCCTTCTATTCTTTTAGCTCTTTTTTCTAGTCTTATTGTCTTAGCTCTTTTTTCTTGAGCTTTTTTACCGCCTTGAGCTGCTGTTTCTTTTGAAGTTGTTTCTATTCTAGCGTTTTTAGCTTTAGCTTTTGTTTTTGCTAATCTAATTTCTTGCTTAGATTTACCAGCTTGTTTTGCGGTTGTTTTAGCAGATCTAATTTCAGCTTTACTTTTTGTTTTTGTATCTTTTATTTTTGAAGCTGCTTTCTTTTTATTCTGATGTTCAATTACAGCATTAACTCCGTCTTTTGTTTTTGGAGCTTTTTTACGTTTAGATATAGCGGTTTTAGCTCTTTGTTCTAATTTAGAAGCTGCAGTTTGTGCCGCAGATGGTGTATTGTCTTTTGGAGTAGATTTAGGTGTTTGTTTCTTCTTAGTTTTTTTGTTATTTTTAGCTGAAGAAGGTTTTGGTGGGGTGGACTTAATTTTATTTGTGGTTTTTTCAGCAGGTAAACCATCTTGAAACATAGAGTTATAATTTGAAGTACTAGCATTTGTAATACCCACGCTTGCTCTATTAGTAGCATCAACATCAACATTACCTGTTTTTTTATCACTCATCAAATCTACTTGGTCACTATAAAATGTATTTTTTTTGCCAGTAATAGGTAAAGGAGATTTAGGATCTTTTTTCATATAATTACTTGATCCTTTTGCTGAGCTTAGCATTTTACCTTTTTCGATCAGTTGCTTTATAGGGTTTGGTTTCTTGTACATTTTAATATTTTTTTGAATCGTGTTTAATATCTTCGGCTAATTTTGATATATGCTTTTCGTCTGCCGTCATATTTTTATCACTATGTCCGTGTTTAGCATCATAATCAATATCTCTTTTTAAATAAGAAATGTGTGCAGCATCATCTCTTTCTGCAGCGTGTACGTTGCCTTTTGTTATAGGTGTTTTTGAATGTCTCGCATTACCTGTGTAATGACCAAAGTGTCCTTGTTCCATAATGTGTTGTTTTTATATTAAAATCTACTGCAGCACCACCTTTTTCTAGCTGCTTTACCGCGTTCTCCGTCCCAGCTTTTAGATCTACTGCAAAAAGCTTTTTGTCTTTTATAAGCTTTTGTTCCAACTTTAACATCACATTTAGTTACAGCTGTTTTTAATTTACTTCCAGGATTTTGTTTTCTATATTTTTTAACTCCAGCGGCGGTCCTACCAGCACCTTCTTTTGTAGTTCTGTAATTTCTGCCTGCCCCTTTAGTGGTTTTTGCAACTCTTAAAAAAGGTGATTGATTTTGCTCGTATCCCATGCTATAATTATTACTTCTTTTCCTTTAATCTTACCCACTTAGCTGCTGTGTATCCGATACTTATAAGTAACAGAATAACTTTTAATGTTACTTCTATATGCGTCATGCTTATCGCTAATGTTATTGCGTTAGCTGCCAGTAGTTTAATATCTCCTGTCGCCATTTTATTTTCCTTTTGCTCTTTGTGTGATAGGTTTATCGCTGTAGTCACAAGGGTATTTAGATACTTCCATGCCTGTAATACCTGAACTGCTGCCATGACCCATTGGAAAACCTTTTTTACTTAAAGGGCCATTCCAAACAGCGCTTTCACCAACTTGACCATCAAGCTTTGGATTGTTTATTATCATTTCTCTTTTATCCATAATATTTGTTTTATACTATTATTTTACATTAAAAGTTTTATCGCCAACAGTAAAAGTACTTTCACCTTTTTGTTTTGCAGATTGCAAAGCACCTATAAAAGCGTTGCTTTCTAAAGGAGTGCCTATATTCATTACAGCTTGTCTTGAACTACCCGAATGAAACATTTTGTCAGCTTTTAAAAGTGCAGAAGAACCAAAATCGGCTCCAGGGCTTGAAAATTTGGGTATTAAAGCATCTGCATCCAGCGCTCTAACTTGTTGAGGCTGTTGCATTGATTGTACAGGAACCGCCCCATAATTTACCGCTTGATTAGATGGAATTGCTTCTTGATTTAAAGATTCCATTGGATTTATTTCGTTCATACTATCTGTTTTTATCTTTGTTTACGTTTCTTATTGCTGTGATTAATACTTTGTCTGTATATGTTTTACCAGACATTATATTATTTCTAGAGCTTGTAGGTATATCTTCTTCACCTAACATTATTCGATACATTCTCATTATTAGCTGCTTAGCTTTTAATGAAAGTTTATATATACTATATCTTTGTGTTGTTCTATTATAATTTCTAAATACTACAACCCAACCGTCTTTAACAAATTTGTTCCATCTACGATTATCCCAGCTGTAAGAGTATGTGCCTGTTTTAAAATCCTGTTTAGTAAACATACCCATACAATCAAAATACATAAGTAACTCTAAATCAGCATCATTTAAGTTGTTATTTCTACAAGCCCATTTACGAATAATTCTATAATGCTTTAGTAGGTTTAACTCCCTAATGTCGCTAGCCTCTAAACGCCTCATAAAACAACAACTATATCTTGAGTTTTAATTATAGTAAAATATTGTTTATCTATTTCAATAGTGTGACCAGCATGGCGATCATAATAAATTTGGTCACCCTTATTTAATCCTTTTATATCATCGCTTACTGAATCAATAGTAGCTTTAGTATATCTTATATCTTCTCTATCTTTTTTAACTAATAGTAATCCGCCTTTAGTTTTTTCAGAAGTTACTTTTTCTGGTGTTATAATTATATTATTACCTATTGCCTTCATCTAATCTTAAATTATTGATTACACAATCAGTTGATAATATAGTTGTAGCCACAGAAGCTGCGTTACGAAGTGCACTTTTAGTAACTAATAAAGGATCTATAATTCCTGACTTAATCATATTTACCATATTTCCTGTAACCACATTAAGACCCTTACCCTTAGCTTTAGGCAAATCATACTCCAATATACCCGCATTACTTAAAATAGTCTTAAAAGGTGCTTTAACAGCTTCTAATAAAGCTTCTTCACCTTTAGACTTAGCAGTTATGCTATTGGATGCATTTAATAAAGCAATTCCACCACCGGGAACAATGCCTTCTTTAATCGCAGCTTTAGTAGCACATATTGCATCTTCTACTCGATCTGTTTTTTCTTTTAATTCAATATCAGAATTTGCACCCACTTGAACAATCGCTATCTTAGCTGATAAACGAGCTAATCTTTTTTCAAGGCGAATCAAGTTTCCAGGTGTTTGTGTTTCTGATAGTTCTTTTTTAATTTGCTCTATAACATCTAATACTTGTTCAGAAAGTTCTTCTACTTGTATTACAGTGTCTTTTTCGTCTGTAATAGATTTTAAACATTTACCTAAAAATTCAGGCTGTATTAAATCCATATCATCTCCTAAGTCTTCGTTTACAACTGTAGCGCCTGTCAACATTGCTAAGTCATCTAGAACTTCTCTTTTGTTTATTCCAAAAGTTGGAGCATTAATTACATTTACTTTTATATTACCTTTTGTTTTATTCATTGCTAATGTAGCTGCAACAGCAGGCTCCATATCTGCTACAATTAATAAAGGTATACTATTTTTTATAACATGCTCTAATATAGATTGTATTTGTCTAATATTTTCAATAGGTGATTCTACTAAAAGCACAGCAGCATCATCTAATTCAGCTGTTTTACTTATTTGGTTTGTTATAAAATGTTGATTTGTTATACCTTTATCATATTGTATACCATCAACTATTTCTACTTTTGTTTCTGCTTCAGCAGATGGTTCCATCATTACAACTCCGGTATCTCCTACAGCTCTAAAGGCATCGCCAATTATTTTTCCTAATTCAGAATCGTTATTAGTTGATATAGTAGCTATTTGATCTATCATATCACCTTTAACACTTGTGCTTGTTTTTTCTAGGTATGCCACTACTTTTTCGGTTGCTTCTTCAATACCGCTTTTTAAGTCTCTAGAACTTATGTTAGCTTGAACTTTCTGAGCTTCCTTTAGTATGGCATGTGCTAGAACTGTTGCTGTAGTTGTACCGTCACCAGCTTCTCTTACTGTTTTACGCGCTGCTTCTTTTAAAAGCGTAGCTCCCATATTTTCTACTGGGTCTAGTAATACTATTGTATCGGCAACTGTTACACCATCTTTAGTGATTAGCGGGTTACCTGAACCATCTTCTAGTAGTACACATTTACCGCTAGCACCTAATGTAGAGCTAACGGCTTTTGTGAGTTTGTTTATTCCTTCAAACACTTTATCTTGAGCTTCTTGCCCAAAAGAAAGATTCTTGACTATTAAGTCTGACATATTTAATTTAATTTAATTGAATTGATTGATTGTAGTTTACTTGAAGGTTTTGACAACTTTTGGACCATCTAAGAAAGCAGTTTTTCTTTTAAAGTGCTCAACTGAAGAATCTATTGCTTTTTCAGCGCCTTCAATTGTTTCTCTTCTGGTAACGTCGTGCCAAGTGTCTTTTTCTTTAACATCTTGGTGTTCGGTTTGGTAGAATCCATTTGCTAATTGTACTATCCTCCAGTTAGACTTTTCAGATAGGTGTTTCCATAGCTTTATGGTTTCTTGGGTTACTTGTGGTTGACTATTCCACGATTGAGTCTGGTAAAAAAACGTCATTGGTTTTGGTTTTATTGGTTGGTTTACACTTTTGGTTTAATCATAGCTAGTAAACCGTTAACTATGTTTTATATTATCACTTGTTTTTTGTTAAATTTCCATGTTGCGCTAGTAAGTTGGATTTTCGTTATAAAGTGTTGTAATTTCTGACGCAGTTAAACCTCTATTAAAAATTCTTGCTCCTGTAATCCAAACTTCATTTGAAACGTCTGCATCGGAAAAGCTCATCAATCTCATTTCGTTTGCAGATCCTAGAAAAGGTCCAGCAGGCAAAGGTATTTTTGTTCCTGCGTTTATAGATCCAAGTAATGAGTTATTTTTGTATGTATAAACATAATTATCAGATCTCTTTGTTACAACCATATGTTGCCAAGAACCTGTTGGTAAAGTGCTGAAGCTATCATAAGTATAGGATGATCGATTAGGCTCATAGATATAAACCCACATATTGCCGTTGTTTTGTCTTTTTAAATTAACACCTAAAACATTATTGTCATCATCATCATGAACAACTACATAAACCCAAAAACTAAAAGTAAGTACAGAACTTAAAGGAGTAATGCCATCTATTGTTATAGTAGGGTCATCCCCTGTATCAGTCAAAGTTAACGATTTACCAAAACCACTTCTTCCCGATGGCACGTCATTTCTAAATACAGGAATTGTGTTATCTATAAAATAATTTCCTCCACTCCTACCATAACTTCTATATGTAATTCCGCTTTCAAGACTGCTTAGAGTGCTGTTAGAAAAGTTAGAGGTAAATAAATTAGATCCATCTTGAAATATATCCCCGGGGCCGGCTTGATACTCGTCTTTTATCATATTCCACTGAAAACCATCCCAATATTCTACTTTACCAGTAGTACTATTAAATATCATTTCGCCTATAGCTATTCCAGCTGAAGCAAATCCAAAATTACCAGAACCTTCTGTAAACTGTAAAACAGTATCGCTGCCGTCTGTAGACTCTGTATAAACTAAACTACCTGTTGTTATTATATTTAAAGATGATGAAGTTGGGTACCTTAAAATTACTATGCCAGAACCACCAGCTCCTGAAGTGTAGGAAGTTGGAGTACCTGTCGCATTTCCACCGCCGCCTCCACCAGTATTAACTGCTCCGTTGGGCGGAGTTCCAGATTCAAGAACACCGTTACCGCCACCACCTAAGCCTCCCGTACCTTGATTAGATCCAACATTGTATCCAGCACCACCGCCTCCACCGGCATAATAAGTAGGTGTACCGTTTATTGATAACTCCAAACCATTACCTCCATTTCCAGCGGTTAAACTTTGACCACTACCGCCTACCTGATTGGCGCCTCCACCACCTCCTGCTCCTTGGTAAGTAGCTACAGAACCTCCTCCGTCATATCCTTGCCCGGTTGTACCGGATCCACCAGAAAGGGAGGATCCAGCTGTTTCACCTCCTCCTCCTCCAGAGCCACCTGAAAAGCCATTGGTATTATAAGCACCACCTCCGCCGCCGCCTGAAGAAGTAATTGTACCAAATACTGAGTCAGTTCCGTTATTACCTGATCTATTTTGTTGTACACCATCACTTGTAACAGAAGAACCTCCAGCACCAATTGTTACAGTATATCGTGTACTGACATTTAGAGTTAATGAGGATTCGGCAACTGCTCCTCCTCCGGAAGAAAGCCCGTAAGAAGTTCTAAGACCTCCAGCACCTCCTCCTCCAGGGTGTCTAACTGCTCCAGACCCACCGCCAGCTACCACTAAATAATCAACAGTAACAGTAGAAGCTGTAGGTGTTGGTCTTGTAGATGTAGTAAATACAGGTAACTGAGTAGCTTCTGTATTGTTGCTGCTTAAGTTAAATAATTCAGGTGTTGTTATTTTTGTTGCCATGTATTATATTGTATTTGCGAATGCTAAGTAAATAGCAGTTTCTCCAGATTGGTTAAAAGAAACTCCTGTCCCGCCAAAACTAAACCCATCATCTTCAAAAACAATAGGCGAAGTAGCACTGGCTTCTACTGCATTAGAATTAGCTGAAAGATATTTATTTAATGGTGTTCTCTTATTATCAATAATAGTCCAACTTCCTGTTGTAGATGTTCTCTTAATCATTACAAAGGCAGGTTCAAAACCTGTTGTTTGCTTATTTCCAGGTTGATTGGTTCCTATAAAACTCCCTATTTTGCTATAATTAGGTTTAGATGTAAAACAGTAAGCTACGTAGTTACTACCCGAACCATTCACTTCGTTACCTCCAGACAATGAAAAGACAGAACTCGTAGGGCTTGTGTTTGCGTAATTACTTGTGGCTGATTCTTGATTAATTTCATTTAATAGTAATTTTTTACCTGCCCCAACAGATGAGCTATAAACTGACCAATTAACAGCAGATGATAAATTTTTAATTATAAATAATTCTGGAGCAACTCCTAATCCATGTCCAACAGTGCTAGGAGATACTGAATTTCCACTCCAACTAACTATACTAAATCCTAAATCATTATTAGCACTAACTGTACTTTCTATTGTTCCTTCTGTGTTTCTAGTTAAATAACCAGGTTTACCAAAAGTTACATTTGAAGAACTTCCATTATAAAGACCGTCTACACCGTTTGCATTTTCACCTAAAGGGTAAGCAGCGACACAGCCAGCTCCATTGGGATAGTTTAAAACACTGTTATCCGCAGCTGTTTCGTTGTATAATTCAGTTACTTGAGACGCTGATAGAGCACTAGTGAAAACTCTTATTTGGTTTATAATACCGTTTGCATAATAACTAGAAACATTTTGATTTCCAATAATAAAACTTGGATTTGTATTATATACTATATTGAATATATTGCCTTGAGAAGGAGATGATGAAGCCGAAGATTTATCAACATATATACTTGCGCTCGAAGAAGTTTTAGTAACTACAACGTGGTACCATTTTCCTTTTTCTAGAACAACATCGTTGCTTATAGAGTTTGATAGATTAGGAGATGCAGATATAATCCAATATAAATACATTTTATTATCGCTACCTTGATAAACCATCCATCCGTAAGCAAGCCCTCCTGTTTCATCATATAAGCCTCCTATTGGCACTTGAGTCGTATTCATGAGATCTGGTTTCCACCAAAAAGAAACACTAAAATTATTAGCTAAAGTAGTTTTAGAAATTGATGATTGAATACTACCACTTCCATTAAAATCAGCAGCTTTATTTATTAATCCACCTGCTTTAAAACACCAAGCAACGTAATCTTCTCCGCTTGTATTAGTCCTACCGCCATTACCTGTTATTGTAAACCCATCCGACTGAACAGACGTAGGCATATTAGCAGAAGTAGCTTGTACAGCCGTTGAATCTGAAGCTATATAGGGAGCTGGAGATGTAATACCCCTAACTGAATCCACAATAGCGTAAGAATCTGTTTGGTCTCTATTTTTTATCCAAATTAAATCCGGAGCAAATCCAACTCCAGTTATTGCATGAGGTGATGTAGACCCGGTATAAATTACAGTATTAAAACTTGTATTTAATTCGTTTTCAAAATATCTCCAATCAGTGCCATTATAATAAGTTATAGCGCTAGCAGAACCTTTACTTGATTGATTTGTATCGTTTCTAACCATACCAGTAACTCCAGTTGGCTGCTCTGAACTAGCACCGCTAGGTATTTTTAATCCTTCTTCTGTATTAGGTTTATTAAAATCTGTTACAGGGGTTGTTACTTTAGTGCCACTAAAAGGTGGTGGTGGAGGGGTTGTAAAAGTTATCGAGCCTGTACCTACGGTTGTAAAACTAAGTATAGTTTGTCCAGGTATAGTAGTTGTATCTTCTGTTGGTGTTGAACCTGTAGTTGTGTAATTAGCATCGGCTGTAGCGTATCTAAGTATAACAATTCCAGAACCACCGTCTCCACCTTTTTTCGAATTTTGGTTTGTATACCATGTAGCACCACCTCCACCACCACCAGTGTTTGTGGTACCAGGTTGTCCGACCAATCCATTTGCCAAAACCCCAGCGTCGCCCCCTCCACCAGCGCCACCTGCTATAGGATCATTCCAGCCAATTGGGCCGTAACTTCCACCGGAGCCACCTCCGGCTCTAATAACAGAAGACCCTGTTATAGAGCTTGATAAGCCATCGCCACCTTTTCCATCTTGAACTGAAGAACCTGCTTGAGAAGCACCTCCTCCTCCACCTCCAAGGTTGCAAGAGTTTGAAACGCAAGTTGAAGTACCGGCTCCACCATTACTTCCTTGACTAGATGTTCCAGTACCACCACTTCCAGCGCTAGAACCGCCTCCTCCACCACCAGCTGAGCCACCAGAGCCACCACTACCTGCTAGGTTTGCACCCTCACCATAGCCTCCACCTTCGGAAGTTATACTTGCGAAAACAGAATTATCGCCTTTTGTTCCTGAAATAGGAGGTTGGTTAATGGGCGATGCAGCAGGCCCACCCGCTCCACCATCTCCAACTGTAATGGTATATGAAGTTCCTATAGTTAAATTTAAAGCAGACTCTACTGGGCTATTACCTCCAGATATATTACCAGTGCCATAAGATGTTCTATAACCTCCAGCACCTCCAGCACCACCTCCGGAATTACCACTACTAGCAGAAGCACCTCCTCCTCCACCGGCAACTACTAGATAATCTATATTGAAATTTGCCATATTAGCTAAATGTTATTGTTCCTGTTCCTGCAGTAATTTTTTCTATTTTATAACCAGGTACTGTTGTTGAATCTACCGCGCTAGTTAATCCACCTCCAGTTGACAGTGATGTTGTATAGGCATCTGGGTATTTTAGTATAATAACACCAGAGCCACCACTAC